GTCGAGCGCCAGGGCATCACGCTGCCGCGGCTGAAATGCCTGGAGGAGGATCTATGAGGCGGGAGATCGTCCGCGCGGCGCTGCTGTTCGTCGCGCTGGTCGCGCTGAACGTGTTCTTCGGAGGCTGAGCCGATGGGATGGGGCGGGGCGCGTCCGGGAGCCGGCCGCAAGAAACCGAAGGCGCCGGCGACGCCGCCGCTCAAGCCCAAGCCGACTCCGGAGATGCGCGAGGCGGAGCGCCGCTCGGTCGCCGCCATGCACGAGATGATCGAGGCGTCCCGCGCGGCGGCCTCGTCGGCCCGCGAGAAGCAGGCGCACCTCAACCCGTTCGCCATCCGCCCGGACCTGTTCCCGCCGCCCGCCGTCCCGAAGGCCAAGGGGATGCGGCTCGCGATGGACGACGCGACCAACTGGGCGTCGAACGCCTGGGCGGCCTCCGGCGCGGTGCTCGGCGCGGCGCAAGAGGGGCTGATGTTCCTCGGCTACCCGTACCTCTCGGAGCTGGCGCAGCGCCCGGAGTACCGGACCTTCGCGGAGACCATCGCGACGGAGGCGACCCGGAAGTGGATCAAGCTGAAGGGCTCGAAGGCCGAGGAGGAGGCCGAGGAGAAGGGCGCGACCCCGGAGCAGGCGCAGGACGAGCAGGCCGAGGCCGACGACAAGAACGACAAGATCAAGGATCTGGAGGGCTACCTCAACCAGCTCCAGGTCCGCGACCACTACGCCAAGATCGCGCTGCACGACGGGCTGTTCGGGCGGAGCCACCTCTACTACGACTTCGGCACCGATCTCGGCGATGACGAGCTCAAGACGCCGATCGGCAACGGTCGCGACGAGCTGACCAAGGCGAAGGTCACGACGGGATCGCTGAAGCGGCTGAGCGTGATCGAGCCGGTCTGGACCTACCCGACGACCTACAACGCGAGCAACCCGCTGGCGCCCGACTGGTACAACCCGCAGGTCTGGTACGTGCTCGGGCGCGAGATCCACGCGAGCCGCATCCCGCGGTTCGTGAGCCGCGAGGTGCCGGACATCCTCAAGCCGGCGTACTCGTTCGGCGGGCTCTCGCTGACGCAGCTCGCCAAGCCCTACGTCGACATCTGGCTGACGACGCGGGCGAGCGTCGGGCAACTGATCCACGCGTTCTCGGTCATGGTGCTGATGACCGACCTGGAGAGCATCCTGCAGCCGGGCATCGCGACCTCGCTGCTGGCGCGCGTCAACCTGTTCAACGCGCTGCGCGACAACCAGGGGACGTTCGTCCTCAACAAGGAGACCGAGGAGTTCAAGAACGTCAGCGCGCCGCTCTCGGGCTTGCACGAGCTCCAGGCCCAGGCGCAGGAGCACATGATGAGCGTCGCCCGCATCCCGGCGGTGAAGTTCACCGGGATGCAGCCGCAGGGGCTCAACGCGTCGAGCGAGGGCGAGATCAGGGCGTTCTACGACACCATCGAGGCGTTCCAGAACGCGTTCTTCCGCCCGAAGCTCAACACGACGCTCGACTTCGCGATGATCTCGCTGTGGGGCGCGCGCGACGAGGAGATCGTCTACGACTTCGAGCCGCTGTGGGCGCTGAGCGAGAAGGAGAAGGGCGAGCTTCGCAAGGCCGACGCGGAGACCGACCAGATCCGGATCGACACCGGCGTCGTTAGCTCGGAGGAGGTCCGCGCCAAGGTCGCGGCCGATCCGGACTCCGGCTTCGACAACCTCGACCCCAACGACGTGCCCGACCTCCTGGAGGAGGAGGCGCAGGGCCTGCAGCCCGAAGGCGGGCGGCCGCAGCCGATCGCGCAGGGCGACCCGACCGGCGAAGTCAGCGAGGGAGGCGGGGCTAACGACGCCGTGGTCCCTTTCGGCGGCGGCGCTGACGAGGCGGGCTTCGAGGAATCGAAGCATCCCCGGGACGACGGCGGCAAGTTCACGAGCGGCTCCGGCGGCGGCAAGGGCGTTCCGCACGCGCCGCAGTTCGGCCTCCAGCACGGCAAGTTCACCGCGCCCGGCGGCGGCTCGTCGTCGTCGTCCTGGTTCACCGGGTTCGGCGCGAAGAAGACCAACGTCGGGGAGCCGATCGACGTCTCGAAGATGAAGAAGGTCGGCGCCCAGATGGGCTCGAACCCGGGCGGCGTGTTCGAGGGCGAGGGCGGCGAGAAGTTCTACGTCAAGCGGGGCAAGTCGAAGGCCCACGTCCGCAACGAGATGGTCGCCGCGGCGCTCTACGACCTGGCCGGCACGCCGACGCTGAAGTACCGGCCGGTCGAGGGCGGCGAGCACGTCGCGACCGAGATGGCGAAGCTCGACAAGGACAACGCGGCGAAGCTGTCGAAGGCCGAGCGGGCCGAGGCGGCGCGCGACTTCGCGGTCCACGCGTGGCTCGCCAACTGGGACGCGGTCGGCACCGGCGGCGACAACCTCGGCACCGTGCGCGGCGTGCCGACGGCGCTGGACCTCGGCGGCGCGCTGGAGTTCCGGGCGCAGGGCGCTCCGAAGGGCAAGGCGTTCGGCACGAAGGTCGGCGAGCTCGACACGCTGCGCGACGGCAGCAACCACGACGCGGCGAAGATGTTCGGCGACATGACGCCGGCGCAGATGCGCGAATCGGCGCGGTACGTCGCGGCGATCGGCGACCAGAAGATCAAGGACGCGGTCGAGAAGAACGGCGGCGACGCGGCGCTGGCCGAGAAGCTGATCAAGCGGCGCGACGACATCGCGGAGCGGATGAAGACGTTCGGCGAGGACGGCGACCCGGAGAGCCCGGACGGCACGATGGTCGTCCCCGCCGGCGGCAAGATGCCGATCAAGAAGCTGAACGGCGTGGCGTTCAAGCCGTGGCGGCCGCCGGCCGACTGGGCCGCGGTCGACGGCCAGGCCGAGATCGACGAGCCCGAGTTCTTCGTGACGCCGGGCAAGCGCGCCTCGACCGGCGTGATCGTGCGCGAGGCCGACGGGCGGGTGTGGCTGATCCAGCCGCGCAACGGCTACGGCGGCTACGAGGGGACGTTCCCGAAGGGCGGGCTCGAGAAGGGGCTGTCGCTGCAGGCCAACGCGATCAAGGAAACCTGGGAGGAGAGCGGGCTCAAGGTGAAGATCACCGGGTTCGCCGGCGACCACGAGGGCGACGCCTCGACGACGCGCTACTACCACGCCGAGCGCGAGGGCGGCGACCCGTCGCAGCACGACGACGAGAGCGAGGGCGTCGTGCTGGTCCCGGAGAGCAAGGCGGCGGGCTTCCTCAACCGCAAGCGCGACCAGGCGGTGCTGGCGCACGACGAGGCGAACTTCGAGGAGAGCAAGCACCCGCGCGACGCGGAGGGCAAGTTCGCCACGACCGCGGGAGGCGGCGGCGGGCCGAAGGAGTTCGCGAAGGAGCTGAAGAAGATCGTCGGCAAGCACGGCGAGGGCGGCTCGTTCGAGAGCGCCGAGAAGAAGGCGGTCGCCGCGCTGAAGAACAACGTCGGCGAGGAAGATCTGGAGGCGGCGCTGTCGCCGGTCGAGGCGCACGAGCTGAAGAAGGCGCACGGCGGCTCGCTCGCCAAGGCGATGCAGAACCTGGCCGAGGAACACGGCATCGGCGGGGAATCGCTCGCGGAGGAGCCTGATGATGAGGAGGAGGGCTCCCTCTCCGCGAAGCAGATCGAGGATCTCCCGCTGCTCGGCAAGGCGATGCAGTTCGTCCACGGCGGCGGGGTACCGCTGACGAACGCCGAAGCGACGACTTTGGCGAGCGAGATGGGAATGGAGATGCAGGACGTGTGGGACATGGTCGAAACGACCCCGCCCGATCTTACGCCATCGCTGGAAACGAAAGCTCCGGCGGCGACCTCTAGCGGCGGCAAGAAGACCGCGTTCGGCGGCCTGTGGAAGGTCGGCGTCGGTGCGCCGGGATCGGCCGAGGAGTTCGGCCACAACGTCGGGCACGTCCTCGGGAAGCCGACCAACGCGGGCTCGACCTACCGCACGATGCTCGGCTTCATGATGAAGAACGCCGCGAAGCACGGCATGCCCGAGATGGCCGAGAAGCTGAAGGACAAGCTCGGCGAGGCGTTCTTCCTGGCCGGCAACAAGGCGGCGCAGCAAGGCGAGGGCGCGGCCGCGGCGAAGGCGTTCAAGAAGGCGGCCGAGTTGGGATACCTCGGCGGCTCGCCGGCGGCGCCGCTCCTCGCACCCGCCGAGAAGGCGGTCGCGGCGGCGGCGAAGGCTCCGACCCCGAAGGCCGCGGCGAAGGCGGCGGAGGAGGTCAAGCCGAGCAGCTTCCCGGCCCCGACGGCGCAGGAGCTGGAGAAGGCGAAGAAGTCGGTGCAGCTCCAGTCCGCGTACGTGCCGGGCTTCAACGAGCTGCAGCAGATGAACGGGGCGATGACCGTGGTCCCGGAGGTGAACAAGCTCGTCAACGAGTTCAACGCCAAGTACGAGGGCAAGACGCTGACCGACGCCGGCGCGCTGGCGCAGAAGGTCAACGACTTCAAGACGCTCGGGGCGAAGGTCGCGGCGCTGAAGGCTTACGTGCAGCAGAACCAGACCGAGCTGCAAAAGAAGCAGGCGGCGAAGCAGAAGGAGGCGGCGGCCGAGCAGGCGAAGAAGGCCGCGGCGGAGAAGGAGAAGCTCAAGGCGCAGCACGCCGAGGTCACGAAGGAGCTCGGCATCACCGAGCCGGCCGAGCTGGAAGCCTTCGACGCGTTCGTCGACCACTTCGGCGGCACGAAGAACGCGCTCGACAAGTTCAAGTCGTGGACGGCGGAGGCGCAATACGCGGCGGCGAAGAACCCCGGCCACGGCTTCGAGAAGCTCTCCGGCTTCGAGATGGGCTGCATCAAGGCGTACACCGGGCCGCAGTCCGGCTGGATCAACACGGCGATCCGCGACGACGCGATGACGCCGGCGCAGTTCATGTTCGAGAAGGTCCTCAACGCCGCGATCGACAAGCTGCCGAAGCAGACCAAGCCGACGAAGCGCGGACTCTCGCTCGACGCGGCGACGCAGGGGAAGCTCAAGCCCGGCGTGATCTGGACGCACCGCAACTTCGCGAGCAGCAGCTCGAGCGGATGGGGCGGCAACACCAAGCTGCACATCACGACCAGCGGCAAGGGCGGCGCATACGTCGACCCGATCTCGTCCCACAAGGGCGAGGACGAGACGCTGTTTAAGAGCAACCTGAAGCTCTATATTGAGAAGGTCGAGAACAAGGGCGGCGTGCTGCAGGTTTATTGCAAAGAGATGTGACGATGGTCGAGCGAATCGACGCCACGCAGATGCTCCTGACGCCGGAGGAGGCCGCGCAGTTCGACGCGCAGGCCGCGGCGCAGGCGAGCGGATCCGCGAGCAAGGCCGAGGCGCGCTACCAGAACGAGCCGCGCGGCGAGGAGAGGTGCGACAAGTGCTCGATGTTCGTCGCGGGCTTCCCCACGGACCCCGGCGGCTTCTGCACGAAGGTCACGTCGTTCCGCGGCGGCCCGCTCGGCACGATCTTCGCGGACGGCTGGTGCAGGTTCTTCGAGCCGGACCCGCTCGCGGAGGAGCAGCCCGAGGACTTCGCGGACTTGAAATGATCGCCAAGTCGGCCGCGCGCGCGATTCGCCCGAACGCCGGGATCGAGGCGGCGTACCGCAAGCGGCTCCGCCTCCTGCTGGAGGAGATGCGGCGCTCGGTCGAGCACTGGATCGAGGCCGCCTACCGGGACAACCCGCCGATCGCGATGGACTCGCCGGCCTCCGACCTCGACCGCGAGATGCGAAGGCTGTCGCGGCAATGGCGGCGGCGGTTCAACGAGGCTGCGCCGGAGATCGCGGCGCTGTTCGCGAGGCGCGCGCGAGGAGGAGCCGACGCGACGCTGCTGCGGATGCTCAAGCAGGCCGGCTTCACGGTCCCGTTCCGGATGACCAAGGGCATGCGCGACGTGGTCGACGCGACGGTCGCGGAGAACGTCTCGCTGATCCGCTCGATCCCGGAGAAGTACCTCGGCGACGTCCAGACGTCGGTGATGCAGAGCGTCAAGGCCGGCCGCGACCTCGCGACGCTGTCGAAGGACCTTCGCAAGAACTACGGCGTGAGCTACCGGCGCGCGGCGCTGATCGCCCGCGACCAGAACAACAAGGCCACGAGCGCGCTGATGCGGGTCCGCCAGGTCGACCTCGGGCTCGAGAAGGGCGTGTGGCTGCACTCGCACGCCGGCAAGGAGCCGCGGCCGACCCACCTCGCCAACCACGGCAAGAAGTTCGACCTCAAGGAGGGCTGGTTCGACCCCGACCCGCGCGTCCGCAAGCGCATCCTGCCCGGCGAGCTGATCAACTGCCGCTGCGTCTGGAAGCCCGTCGTCCCGGGGCTGACGTGACCTCCGTCCTCCACATGAACCTGCTGCGGTTCCGGTGCGCCTACGCCCCCGGATTCCTCGGCGTGAGCGAGGAGGAGATCGACGCGATGAAGCGCGGCGCGCTGCCGGCGGAGCGCGTCGCCGAGATCGTCAAGGTCGCGGAAGTCGCCGCCGAGGGGCTGCGCGAGTCGCCCGTCCAGGGGACGTGCTGACGCGGCGGCGTGACAGGTCGCGGCTTTGATGTTAAAGACTCAGCCATCGAATCGGCCTTCGCGATCCTGGGGAGAGCTTCATGTCGAATTTTTCCGGTCCGCTTTTGGTTGGCACGGTCGCGGGCACCTACAAGAGCGCGGGCGTCCTCGCCGCGGCGGGCCGCCGCGCGATGGTCTACGAGGCCGAGTTCGGCCAGACCGCGGCGCTGGCCTCGACCGACTGCCAATGCCAGTGGGACCTTTCCCGGATCGCCAGCACCAACACGATGGCCGCGACCGCGGTGGCGATGAACCTTCTGGACCCCGCCGACATCGCCGCGACGACGCTGTTCTACAACACCGTGACCACCGAGCCGCCGAACATCACGACCGTCGGCCTCGGCCTCAACCTGAAGAACTGGGCGATCAACCAGCGCGGAAGCTACCGCTGGCGCGCGCTCGACGACGGCGACAACATCATCGTCGCCTCCGGCGCCTCGCAGGGCCTCGCGCTCCGGGTGCTGTCCTCGAACTTCACCGGCTCCGCGGTCGGGACGTTGAGCATCATCGAGCGGTGATCGCTTGCCTCGGCTCGTAAGGCTGAAGCCGGGAGCGGTCTCCCAATACTTCGACGAGCCCGGCCAGTCCGGCCGGGTTCGCGAGATCCACTCCTCGACCTGCTCGCACTGCCAGCACATGACCGAGTTTCCGTCGATGCGGCGGATGATGGAGTTCGTCGAGATCTGCCGCGGCTGCATGAAGCTGATCTGCCTCGGCTGCGTCGGGAAGCCCTGCGTCCCCTTCGAGAAACGTGTGGACATCAAGGAGCGGGAGGACGAGCTCCACGCGAAACTCGTGCGCGAGGGCTGGCGCTGCTATTAGAATGCCCCCCGATATTCTTTTCCACGCGAGGGCAAACATTCCATGTCGACCTGCGACCACTGCGCGCTCTGGCTGGTGCGCCGAGAGACCGGCTACGACGGCGGCGAGATCGTCGTCACCTGGTTCGACCCCGACGGCCGCGGCAAGTGCCTGGGACCGCTCAAGGGCGTCCTGACCGAGCCGGAGTTCGGCTGCAACTCGTTCCAGGATGGCGGTCCGCTGATCGAGACCTCCCGCAAGGGCGGCCACCCGTGGCAGCACGCGACGCCGATCCCGTGCCCCGACTGCCGCAAGCCCGGCTGCGGCTTCGTCGCGCCCGGCGAATGCACGGCGATCGGCTGCCCCGGGACCGACAAGTGCCTCGGGCTCGGCAGCGCCAACGACGGGGCCGACGGCCGCTGCGTCGGCACCGGGACCGTGCTGCGCTACGACGACGGCTTCGTCGGCGACAACCGCACGAAGAAGCACCCGAAGGAATCGGAGCGGGTCGAGCCGAGGTCGTGCCAGCGGTGCGCCAGGCCGGTCGAGACGACGTGGCTGCACTGCCCCCACTGCGGGCAGAACCTGCACGAGGAGGGGAAGACCGAGGTCCTCAACGACGTCCTGACCGGAGGCATCACGTGAGAAGCGAGCACTTCTGGAGCTGGTTCGACGGCCACGCGGTGCCGCGGCTCAAGGGCGGCAACCCGCAGATGAACCGGGTCAACACGTTCCGGGCGATGTTCGAGCACCTCGACGGCTTCGAGGAGCCGCTGATCGTCGAGACCGGCTGCATCGAGGAGCCGGACAACTGGGTCGGCAACGGCTGCTCGACCATCATGTTCGACAAGTACGCGGACTTCGCCGGCGGCTTCGTCAGGTCGGTCGACATCGACCGGGGGAAGGCTTCGCGGGCCAACGCGCTGACCGGCGAGCGCACGACCGTCGCCTGCGCCGACAGCGTCGCGTTCTTGAAGGCGCTGGGCGCGCAGCCGGAAATTCCGGCGCTGGTCTACCTCGACGCGTCGCACCTCAACTGGCAGGTCGAGACCGAGGCGCAGGTCCACCACTTCCTGGAGCTGAAGGCGATCTGGCCGCGGCTGGCGCCCGACACGATGGTCGCGGTCGACGACAGCCCGGCGATCCTCGACGAGAACGGCCGGCTGATCATCTGCGGCAAGGGCGGGCTCGTCGCCCGGCACGCCGGCGAGGTCGGCGCGGCGCTGGCGTTCACCGAGTACCAGAGCGGCTGGACCGGCTTCCCCGGCTCGCCGGAGCGCACCGACGAGGCGGCCGAGGAGATCCTCGGGCGCGCGCGGTGGCTCCTGGAGAACGGCGAGTGGGCGAAGGCGCACCCGCTCTACCGCTCGGTCCTGGTCCGCACCCCGCCGCCCTGGAACGGCGTCCAGCGCGTCATGCACGGCGAGGCTTGCGCGTTCTTCGCGCGGCTCGCGCTCCAGCACGAGCGGCCCGGCGCCGCGTTCGACTGGTTCAAGCGGGCGCTGGAGGCCGACCCGATGGCGGCCGACTACCGCGTCGAGCTGGTCAACAAGGCGATGCTGCCGCTCGGCATGACCGGCGCGGCGAAGTCGGAGGCCGAGCGGGCGACCAAGATCGAGCCGTCGAACCAGTACGCCTGGCGGACGCTCGGCCTGGTCGAGGGAAGGCTGAACAACGCGGCGAAGAGCCTCGCCGCGCACGAGGAGCAGGCGCGGCTGACCGGGCGGTCGACCGTGGCGCTGCTCGACGTGGTCGCGACGCTCGTCGACGTCGAGCGGTACGAGGAGGCGGCGACGCTGCTCAACGAGGTCGAGGCGCGCGACCCGAACGACGCGATGATGGGCGACGTCCGGCAGTGCCAGGCGATGATCCTGGCGCGGCACGGCGACCACGAGGCGGCGATCCAGCTCTTCGAGGACGCGATCGAGATCGGCTGCTGCGACCCGACGCTCTGCCACTTCCACCTCTCGCTGTCGCTGCACTCGATCGGGCGCTACCGCGAGGGCTGGGCGCACCACTCGATGCGGGCGAAGAACGCGAGCGACCCGGCGCTGTTCGTGCCGATGCGGCGGTTCGACCGGCCGCTCTTCACGCTCGACGCGCCGCCGTCGACGGTCCACGTCCACGCCGAGGCGGGAGCGGGCGACAACATCGCGATGCTGCGCTACCTGCCGCTGCTCCGGGAGATGGGCCACAAGGTCCGCTACGAGTGCCGCGACGAGCTGCTCGAGCTGGCGCGCTTCAGCCTGCCCGGCGTCGAGGTCGTGCCGATGGCGAAGGACTACCCCGGCAGCCTGGGGCTGCGGGACTTCGACCTGCACTGCCCGGTCGGCGAGCTGCCGCACGCGTTCGGGACCGAGGTCGACACGGTGCCGTGGAGCGGTCCGTACCTCTCGGCCGACCCGGGGTGGGCCGAGCGGTTCGCCGAGCACAAGGGCAAGATCGGCCTCGCGTGGTCGTCCGGCATCCGCCCGGAGGGCATCTGGCTCAAGCGGTACGGCGAGCTGAAGTCGCTGAAGTTCAGGGACGTCGGTCGGCTGCTTTGGCAGGGCGACGGGTGGACCAAGCGGGCGTGGGAGAGGATGGTGTCGCTCCAGGTCGGATCGGGCCGCGAGGAGAACGACAAGCTGCTCCTCGCCGACGTGCTGAGCGAGAGCCCGACGTGGGCGGAGACCGCGGGGCTGCTCGCGAACCTCGACCTCGTCATCACGCCGGACACCGGGCTCGCGCACCTCGCCGGCGCGATGGGCAAGCGCACGATCCTGCTGATGCACTGCCACAACAGCGGCTGGCACTTCATGTGCGAGCGGCCCGGCGCGTTTTGGAACGAGCGCAGTCCGTGGTATCCGAGCGTCACCGTCGTCCGCCAGCGCGAATCGGGGCGGTGGGACGACGTCGTCGATCGCGCGCTCGGGATGGTCGAGCTGTGGGAGCGGACGCATGACCACGCAGAGGTGGCGGAGCCGGCGGGACCGGGAGCCTGACCGGCGGGAGCTCCGCGAGATCGCCGAGAGCCCGCACAACCGGCGGCTCAACGCCGAGCTGATGCGCGCGCTGCGGCGCAAGAAGCGGAGGCGGTGAGGTGCGATGCCCCTGGTCGACTCCAACCAAGCCTCGCTCTGGGACGGCAGCAGCGACCTCTCGCTCTATCGCGCCTGGGTCAACAACCTGCCGGTCGGCTACCAGCGGATGGCCGACGGCAGCAGCCCGTTCATCGGCAACGACGCGAAGGCGCTGATCGCGGCGCTGGAGAGCCGCGGCCTGCTCAAGACGCACCGGCTCGTGCTGATCGGCGCGGGCTTCGGCTTCGTCCACGACGAGTTCCTCGCGGCGGGTTATGGGCCGACCGCCGACGGCACGGCGAACGGCAAGCTGCTGAGCGTCGACACCTCGACCTACATCCAGGCCAACCTCAATGGCAACGCGCGCGTCCCGATCCTGAACGCCGACGTGAACGCGGCGACCGGGCGCCGGACGGTGCGCCAGCAGTTCGGCAGCAACAACGCCGCGGTCGACTGGATCGTCACCGAGGACGTGCTCGGCACGCTGATCGGCGCCGGGCCGACGCCGGGCGGCAACAACGAGATCGTGCCGCTCTGCCAGAACCTCCGCACATTCACCGCCAACGTCGCGCACTGGATCAGCCCGCTGACGGCGAGCAGCGACCCGCGCCTCAACTGGAAGGCGATGAGCGAGTGGAAAGCCTGGGTCGCGCCTGACCTGGTGATCCAGCGCGGCACCTCGGCGGTGCTGTAATGGCATTGCCGACGACGATCACTGGAATCAGTACGGCGGCCGCTTGTGCGGGTCCATTTATTTCGAGCGGCGGGAATGTCTATTTCTTCGGCGTTGATGGAACGACCGCCACAACATTGCAGGCTTACAAAGCAACTGACCCGACGAGTTCGTTTTCCTCGATAGCGACGTGCGACGGATCGACCATCGTCACGACCAGCATCAACGTAATTAGTGCTTTTCAAGTCGGGGACACGATCCACATTTGCTTCGGGGGTCAGGCTTCTTCGACAACGGCCGGTTTTGGATATTGTGCTTTCGACATGTCATCCGACGCCTTCTCTGTTTCCACGCCGGAAGGCCCCGCTCACAGCAGTTTGGACACAAGAACGTCAGGCGGAACTCTACAATTCGGAATATCCTGCATCGTCCGCTCCGGCGGCGAGGTTGTCGCCTTCTTCAGCGGTGCTCGCGTTGCCTCGATGGGCAACAGTTGGGCGCAGACTTACTACTCCCGGCGCACCGGAGTAAACACATGGTCTGCGAACACGCAGGTCAGTGCAGGCGGCGCAATAGACTTTACATTGCCGGAAGCGCTGTTGGGAGCATCTGATGAATTGCACTTTTGCTATGCGGCGAGCAGTGGAAATATATTCAGACAAAGGGCGCTAACGTCTGGAAATTCGTTGCAAACTGAGGGAAGCGTCTCCTTGGCAGTAACCGAAACCCAAGGAAATTCCTACGACCAGTCTGGAACAAGAAAGGTCATCGTCGCTGCTGGGACAAGCACGACCTCGAATGTCTATTTTGACGGTGGGAACACACCGACGCTCAATACCTCCAACGGCGGCGATGGCACGTTCTCTATTCCTGAGAGGGTTTTTCATGATGGAACGACCGCATATTTGGTGGTGCGCCGGACGACCACGACCGGTCTTGCCATCATAAGCTCCACAGACGGCGGGGCAACTTGGTCTGCGATCACGAACATATTTAGCGCCAGCATCACTCAGGCAGACTCCAACCTGTCCATCGATGGCAACGTCTTCACTCGCGGTTCCTCTGTCGTCATTCCCTATGTCGTCAATGACGGCGGCACGTTGAAGTACAACGAGTATTTGATCCGGTCGCTCGCCAGCCCGAGCGGCTGGAACGATCAATGGCCGCGCGCGCTTCCGATCGTCGCGAGAAACCGCCAGCGAGCCTCCGCGTTCCTTCGCGGCGACGACGGCATCTACAACGTGATGGCGCCGCCTCCCGCCGCGCCGCCGTTCGGGTACGATCCGCCGCCGGTCCATCACCGCAAGCCGTACAACCGCGCGGCCGCGGGCATGCGCGGCAGCGACGGCACCGACGCGCCGAAGATCAACTTCTTCGACCACGGATTCCCGGTGCAGCCGCCGCAGCCTCCCCGCCGGCCGCCGACTCGATCCGCCGCCGCGATCATGCCGAGCGTCAACGTCGACGCGGTCTTCCAGAGCTGGCGCAACGCCGGGTGGGAAGTGCAAGCGCCGCAACCTCCGCATCGCCGCCCGGAGCGCGGCGCCGCGATCTTGGAAGGAGACGACGGCACCGAAGCCCCGTTCGTTCCGCCATTCTCGCCGCCGCCGCCGCTCGACATGCCGACCCAGCTCCGCGCGAGGCCGATCAGGCTCGTCGACAAGGCGCAGCAAGACCCGCAGGCCGCGTTCCAGAACTTCGTCGGCTTCGGCTTCGAGGTCGCGCCGCCCGTGGCGAAGGGCAAGCGCACGGTGACCGTCGACGACGCGTCGCTCGATCCGCAGAACGCGTTCCAGTTCTTCCGCGACGCCGGGTTCGTCGCGACCTTCCCGCAGCCGCCGCACCCGAGGCCTGAAAGGTTCGGCGCGATCGCCCGAGGCAGCGACGGCACCGAGGGGCGCTTCCAATTCTGGATCAACGACGGCTGGGAGATCGCCCCGCACCAGCCCGGCCATCCGCGGCGCGAGCGGGCCGGCGCGATCCTCGAAGGCGACGACGGGAACGAGGGCGTCTTCGCGCAGTTCGTCCCGCTCGGCTGGCCGGTCCAAGATCCGCAGCCCCGGCATCCGAGGCCGGAGCGCGCCGCCGCCGCGATGACCGGCGACGACGGGATCCAGGCGACGTTCACGCTGACCGCGGCTCAGCCCGTCCTCTTCGAGCCGACGTTGCCGACGGTCAAGGCGCGGCCGAGGATCACGGCGGACGACGCGTCGCTCGATCCGCAGCAGCCCTACGCCGCGTTCTTCCCGCTCGGCTTCCAGGTCCAGGACTGGCAACCGCCGCATCCCCGTCCCGAGCGCGCCGCGGCGACGTTGGAGGGCGACGACGGAATCGAGGGGACGTTCGTCCTGACCGCGGCGCAGCCGACGCTGTTCGAGCCGGCGCTGCCGACGCTCCGCGCCCGCCCGAGGATCACCGTCGACGACGCCTCGGTCGACCCGCAGCAGCCGTTCGCGCAGTTCTTCGCGATGGGGTTCGAGCCGACGCAGTCGCAGCCGCTCCACCCGCGCCGCGAGAAGGCCGGGGCCGCGATGCGCGGCGACGACGGCTCGGCCGGCGTCTATCAGTTCTGGCGCAACTCCGGCTGGGAGGTTCAGCCTCCGCAGCCGCCCCATCCCCGGCCCGAGCGTTCGGGCGCGCTCGCCCGCGGCGAGGACGGCACCGAGGGCGTCCAGATCAACTTCGTCGCGCACGGCTGGCCGACTCAACACGTCCAGCCGCCTCACCCGCGCCCGGAGCGCGCTGCCGCGGTCATGCTCGGCGACGACGGCGACCAGGCGGTCTACCAGCCGACCTTCACGCCGGCGTGGTGGGAGGTCCAGACCCCGATGCTGCGGCGCCGCCCGCCGCTGACGGTGGACGACGCCTCGCTCGACCCTCTCAACGCGTTCCAGGCGTTCGCCGCGATGGGATTCGAGCCGGCGCTGCCGCTGGTCCGCGTCCGGCGCCGCGTGCTGTCGGACAGGTGGACGTACGACCCGCTCCAGCCGTTCGCGCGGTTCTTCGACGCCGGCTTCTCGCCGACCTATCCGCAGCCGCCGCACCCTCGACCGGAGAGGGGAGCGGCGATCCTGGAGGGCGACGACGGCTCGGAGGGCACGTTCACGGCGTGGCGGAACGCCGGGTGGGAGGTGCAACCTCCTCAACCCCCGCACCCCCGCCGCGAGCGCGCGGGCTCGATCGCGCGGGGGCTCGACGGGACCGATTCGCCGTTCGCGCAGTTCGTCAACCACGGCTGGCCGATCCAGCCGCCGCAGCCTCCCCATCCGCGCCCGGAGCGCGCCGGCGCGTTGTTCGGGGGCGACCCTGGCAACGAGGCGGCCTTCGCGCAATTCTTCGCCCACGGCTTCCCCGTCCAGCCTGTGCAGCCTCCCCACCCTCGACCGGAGCGGGGCGGGGCGATCATGCGGGGGGACGACGGGACCCAGGCGATCTTCCAGTTCATCGTGACGCCGATCTCGGTGTTCGAGACGACCCCGCCGCTGCTGCCGCGCCCGACCGGATGGCGGGCCGCGGCGCTGATGCGCGGAGACGACGGCACGCAGGCGACCTTCGCCCGGTTCTTCGACCACGGCTGGGCGGTCCAGCACCCGCAGCCTCCGCACCCGCGGCGCGAGCGATGGGCCGGGCTGATCCAGGGCGACGTCGAGCCGCACTTCCGGTGGCTGCCGTGGCCGTACCTCGGGTTCGAGCCGACGCCGCCGCTCGCCGCGTTCCGGCGCCATCCGGGCGGGGCGATCGCGCAGGGCTCGTTCGTCGAGGCGGTCCTGGTGCAGGCCGCGGTCGCGTTCGGCTGGCAGATGGTCGACGCGCAGCTTCGCCGGCCGCCGACGCGGCGCGGCGCGGCGCTCCGGATCGACGACGTGATCTCGCGGCTCCTCGCGACGCCGACGCACGGCTGGCCGGTCCAGCCTTGGCAGCCGCCGCGGCCGAGGTGGTGGCGCGCGGGTTCGACCGCCGCGGGCGACCAGGGGACGCAGCGCCCGTTCGCGCTTTGGCGCAACGACGGATGGGAGGTCGCGCCGCCGATGCTGCGCCGGCCGCCGCGCCGCGAGCGGTTCGCCGTCCCCGACGTCTTCAGCCCGGCGGTCGCGCCGCCGGCGTTCACCTGGCAAGGCGAGATGCCGTTCCAGCCGCCGCACCCGCGGCGCGCGCTCGACGACCGCTCGTGGGCCTGGCAGGGCTGGCTGATCCGGAGGCGCGCGCACGTCGCGAAGTGCCTCGCGTTCGACGAGGCGGTCTGGGAGTCCGAGCCGACGAGCGTGAGCGTCGCGAAGTGCTTTGCCTCTGACGCCGCGGCGTGGCAATCGGAGCCCGCGGCCGCCCGAGGCTTCGAGTCCATCTGCATCGACAGTGCGGTATGGTCGTGCCAAGCCTCCGATTCTGGACCGGAGCCAGACGACGCATGAACACCTACCAGATCGACACCTCGATCAAGCTGCAGGGCATCTTCGTCGACGACGTCGGCCTGACCGCCGACCCGACGACGATCGCGCTGTTCGTCCGGCCTCCCGCCGGCGCGGTGCGGACGTTCAACTTCCCGGCGGACGTCACGAAGGACCGCACCGGCGTCTACTCGATCGTCATCACGCCGGAGATCTCCGGGCAGTGGACTTACCAATGGCAGGGCGCCGGGGCGGTGGTCGCGACCTCGCCCGAGACGCCGTTCAAGATCGCGCCGACGACGCTGATCTCGTGACCGGCGAGGGAATCGGTGCTATCCATCGGCGATGGGCCGGCTGAAATTCCTTCGGCGGTGGTTGCGGAGCGGGGTTTGCTACTCGCTCGTCGCCGCGCCGTGGCTCGCCGCCCCGATCGAGCGGTTCGCGCCCGGCGTCTATCCGTTCGGCCGCGAGCCCGTCCCGACCGACGAGGATCGCAAGCGCAGGCAGCGCGGCGCGGCGCGAACATGATCACGAACCCGAGCTCCGGACCTCCCGCCGGCCTCCGCAAGCTGGTCGACGACATGCGCCAGCGCGGCATCGCCGACGACATGACGCCGGAGGACTGGGCGGCGATGCGGCGCGGCTTCAGCCAGTGGATGAGCGAGGAGGAGCGCGAGGGGGAGGAGCACGGCGAGGACGCCGAGTTCAAGGAATCGGATCACCCGCGCGACAACACCGGAAAGTTCGGATCGGGCGGCGGCGGCAAGACGTCGAGCAAGGATCCTGCCAGGGAGGGCCGGATCGCCGCCGGCTTCAAGGGCGGCACGCCCGGCGAGCAGGGCGAGATCGCGGCGAAGACCGACGCGGCGGCGGTCGAGCATTCCAAGAAGGCCGGGCTGGCGATCATCAAGCGGATCAAGCGCGACTCGTTCCTCGGCAAGTACGCCAGCTCGGACGACGAGTACGGCAACGACCCGTTCACGGTCAGGAAGGACGGCTCGGTCGAGGTCTCGATGCGCGACGTCGGCCAGTGGGTCAACCCGCCCGGCAAGGAGCGCGAGGAGGACTACGACTGGAAGGTCCCGACCAAGGAAACCGAGGCCAAGGTCAAGGCGGCGGTCGCGTCGATGGAGAAGGAGCTCGGCGTCAAGATCAGCGTGAGCGGCGGCGAGAAGAGCTACACGTATTTCCGGATCTCCGCGCCGAAGGCCGGCGATGAGTCGGTGGCGACTGATTCGGCCCTTCGCCTCGCGCTCGACCGCGAATCGATCCGCGAGAAGTCGAAGGACGGGCACCTCCACGTCGCCCGCACGCCGATCTCGAAGGCGACCGTCAACCCGTACCGCGGCGCGGAGATTCCGAACTGCGAGGAGCTCGGCCTCGACCCCGAGGAGATCTACTACCTGCTGCGCGATCCGGACGAGCTGGCGAAGGCCGCGGCGAGCTTCAACGGCAAGCCTTTGCTGCGTAAACACGTGCCCGTCAGCGCCGAGGACCACGCCGCGCACGACACCATCGGCGCGGTGATGAACGACGCCGCGTTCGAGGATCCGTACCTCAAGGCGAGCCTCTCGGTTTGGCCGCAGGACGACATCGACGACATCGAGTCGGAGGCGAAGAAGGAGCTGTCGAGCGGCTACCACTACCGCGCCGAGATGACTCCCGGAAATTTCCGTGGTATGCGCTACGACGGGGTGATGAGGGACATCGTTGGAAACCACGTCGCCCTGGTGAAAGATGGACGCGCCGGCCCGGACGTCGTGGTCGGTGACAGCATGGAGAGCCTCATGGCCAAGCCGACCCGTTTCGCCGCCCTCACCCTCGGCCTGGTCGCCGCCAACGTCGCACCGCTGATCGCCAAAGACTCGAAGATCGAGCTGCCGAAAGGCCTGTTCTCTTCGATCACCACCAAGAACTTCCAGACGAAAAGGACCGAGCTGCTCGGCGGCGTCCGCGCCGCGCTCGACGGCAAGCTCCGCAAGGGCCTCGCGCTCGACGCCAGCATGGAGCAGGTCGGCAAGGTGATGGACAACGTCGCCGGGCTGTTCGGCGAGAAGGGCGGCGACGAATCGGTCTCCGAGGAGCAGCACAACGCGATGGAGGCCGCGGCCCACGGCGAGAGCAACCTCGGCATCCCGAAGAGCGTCGGCGAGGAGTTCGAGAAGGCCGACAAGGGCAAGTCGTTCGACGCCGAGCCGTTGAAGAACTTCCTGCGCGAGAAGGGCATGGGCGAGGACGACATCAAGGCGGCGTTCGACATGCTGCCGAAGCCCGGCACGGACGCGTCCGAGGAGGAGCAGGCCGAGAAGACCGAGGAGGAGAAAAAGGCCGCGGTCAGCGAGGCCGTCGAGAAGGAGCGCAAAGCTATGGACGAGAAACTCAAGGGCATGGTCACGAAGACCGCGATGGACGAGGCGATCAAGGCCGCCGCGAAGACCACGCGCGAGACCGAGCGCGGCATCCGCGCCGCCCTGGACTTCGTCCGCCCCTACGTCGGCGAGCTCGCCTCGTCGCTGGCGCTCGACAGCGCCGACGACGTCTACCGCCACGCCGCGGTGGCGATGAAGATCGACGGCGCGAAGGACATCCACCCGTCGGCGCTGCCGACGCTGATCAAGATGCTGCCGAAGCCCGGCGCGCGCCAGACCGAGCACACCTCGATCGCGCAGGACGAGGCGACGGTGACCGACTTCGAGAAACGCTTCCCGAACGCCACCCGGATCCAGCCCGGCGCCTGAACCGGCCTGAACGCGAACCCGTAAGACCTCTGAGGAGAGCCAAGACATGAGCGGCACCGGCGGCTTCCAAACGCAAGTCACTTCGCAGCCCGCACCGGCGGTCGCCGGCGACTTCGCCAGCCAGAACCCGTACTTCTCGTACGACGCGGGCGACGGCGGCCTCGTCGCGGGATCGGCCGGCGTCACGATCGGCCGCTTCGCGTGGGTCTACCCGCCGCTCGACAGCGACAACGCCCCGCAGGTCGCGCTCAACAGCGGCTGGGGTCCGGTCACGGGCTTCGTGCACCGCGAGCAGCAGGGCCTGATCACGAACTTCCTCGGCTTCGCCGGCATGGTGATCCCGAAGGGCTTCCAGATGACGCTGATGAACGGCGGCGACTTCTGGGTGGTCAACGACGGCTCGACGACGGCGCAGATGGGCCAGAAGGCGTTCGCGAACCTCAACACCGGCCAGGTCTCGTTCGGCACGGCGGGCTCGCCGCCGAGCAGCGCGACCGACTCCGGCGGCGCGGTGGTCAACACCACGCTGACCCTGGTCGGCGGCGTCGTCGACAACGTCCTGACCGTCGCCTCGGTCTCGGCCGGCGTCGTCTACCCGGGAGCGGTCCTGAGCTCGAACGCGGTCGGCGTCGTCCAGCCGTACGGCTCGGGCGGCACGACCGGCACCGGCGGCGCGGGCACCTACCTGCTCAGCATCGGCGAGCAGACCGTCGCGGCGGGCACCACGATCGGCGGCAACTACGGCGTCTACACCGTGGGAACCGCCACCGGCACGTTCACGGTCGGCATGCTGCTCACCGGCGGCACGACGCTGCCGACCGTCCCGCCCCCGGCCCTGACGGTCCTGATCTCGGGCACCGGCGGCAACGGCTCGACGTTCGCGACCTCCGGCGGAGCCGTCGCGCAGACCTCCCACGCCCTCGTGGGCAGCTCCTCGGTCGAGACGAAATGGTACGCGATGTCGCAAGGCATCGCGGGCGAGCTGATCAAGATCAGCGACCACCCGACCGGCTGACCGGCGTAGGACAACTCGGCCCAGAGAACACATCGCACAGGAGCCCACGATGAACCTCCAAGAAGCCCGCGCCCAGTTCCAGGCCGACAAGCCGATGCTGGCGGCGCGCGGCGTCGTCCTTCCGGGCGTCGACCGCTACCTCACGCCGGCGGAGAAGGCGGACTTCCGGATCGCGATGGACGCCATCCCGGGCCTCGCCACCGACCCGTCCTCGGCGATCCCGGCGATCCTGACCACCGCGATCGACCCGCAGGTCATCCACGTGGTGTTCTCGCCGCTGGCCTTCGGCAAGATCCTCGGCGAGCAGAAGCGCGGCGACTGGCTCGAGGAAACCCGGATGTTCCCGGTCGTCGAGATGACCGGCGAGGTGTCGAGCTACGGCGACTTCAACAACAACGGCCGCGCCGGCATCAACATGAACTGGCCGCAGTTCCAGTCGTACCTGTTCCAGACCTTCGTGCGCTACGGCGAGCGCGAGCTGGAGCGGGCCGGCCTCGGCAAGATCAACTACGTCAGCGAGCTCGACATCGCGGCGGCCTCGCTCCTCAACCGCTTCCAGAACCTGACCTACGCCTTCGGCGTCCAGACGCTGCAGAACTACGGGATCATCAACAACCCGTACCTGTCGGCGTACCTGACGCCGGCGACCAAGGCGGCGGGCGGCACGGCCTGGTTCACCGCGGGCGGCTCGCCGAACGCGACGGCGAACGAGGTCTACAACGACGTCGTCGCGCTGTGGCAGCAGGTCATCGCGCAGACGCAGGGCGCGGTCGACATGAACCAGAAGGCGACGCTCGCGCTGTCGCCGCAGAGCGCGCTCGCGACCAAGTTCGCGAACTCGTTCGGCGTCTACGTCTCCGAGCTGCTGAAGACCGGCTTCCCGAACATGAAGGTCGAGCAGGCTCCGCAGTACGGCACGCAGACCGCGACCAACCCGCAGGGCGCCTCGACCGCGGGCAACGTCGTGCAGCTCATCCTCGACGACGTCGACGGCCAGCAGGTCGCCTACGCCGCGTTCAACGAGAAGCTGCGCGCGCACAAGATCATCCCGGAGCCGTCGGCCTGGCAGCAGAAGAAGACCAGCGGCTCGTGGGGAACGATCACGCGGATGCCGGTCGGCATCTCGCAGATGATCGGCATCTAGGAAATACCTGGAGGGGCTCGGCACGACTCGCGAGGTCTCCGGCGCGGACTTATAGGGGTCCGCCGAACCGGGCGACACCGCCGCCCACGAAGGGCGGACAGGACGTCCGGGGAAGGTTCTGAGAACCGGCCCCGTAGCTTTGAGGAGAGACTGATGGCGGCAGCGGCGAGGAAGCTCCAACCGACGACGGCGAAGGTCGAGACCCGGGCGGCGCCGCGCGCCTCCGGGGCGACGGTCACGGTCGGCTGCAAGGTCGGGCTCGGGATGTACCTGCAGCTCCAGAACAGGCGCGAGGAGACCGAGGACACGCCGGGCGGCACGCGCAAGCGCGTCTACCACGACAAGGTCGGCGTCCGTTACCACGTCGCCGGCCCGGAGCGGCCGCGCGGCTCGCCGCCGGCGGGCTACAAGATGCCGATCGTCGTCTCCGGCGCGGCGCTGACCTCCAACATCCCGGCCGACTTCTGGGACAAGTGGCTGGAGCAGAACAAGGACGCGCCCTACGTCACCGGCGGCTTCGTGTTCGCGCACTCGCGGCGCTCCGACGTCGCGGACGAGGCGCGCGAGAAGGTCGGCCTGACGACCGGGCTCGAGCCGCTCAACCCCGAAAACGACGCGCGGATGCCGAAGCCGATCGGCTCGGGCGTCGGCGGCATCAACGTCGCGGACGAGATGCGGCCGCGCCTGCGGAGCGCCCAGGAAGAGCTGGAGGAGGCGGACGCGGACAGCGTCTGAACTCCCTCGATGGCGGGCAAGGTCAGGGAGTTCTGGGAGCTTAAGAAGGGCCATCCCCTGGTCGCGAGCGGGCACCTCCTGCTGAAGGAGGACTGAGCCGTGGCCGCGGTCGTCACCTACAGCTACGCGACGTGGACCGGGATGTTTCCCGAGTTCTCCGGCTGCACCGACGCGCAGGGCCTGGGCTTCTTCAACCGCGCGACGCTGATGTTCACCAACACGCAGGGCAACCCGGCGTTCTGCGACGGCAACATGGAGGCGCTGCTCTACCTCCTGACCTCGCACGTCGCCTGGCTGAACGCGCCGCGCGACGCGAGCGGCAACCCGGCGGCGAGCGGCCAGCCCGCGCCGAGCGTGGTCGGTCGGATCTCCAACGCCAGCGAGGGCTCGGTCTCGGTCGCGACCGAGTGGAACGGCTCCGGCTCGCCGTCGCAGGCCTGGTTCCTGCAGACCCGGTACGGCGCGGAGTTCTGGCAGGCGACGGCGCAGTACCGCGCCGCGCGCTACCAGGCGCGGCCGACCGTGGTCGGCGACGTCGCCTTCCCGGGGCCGGGCTTCGTCCGCGGCGGGAGGTGGTGATGCGGCTCTCCGGGGGCGAGAAGTTCGAGGCGGCGATCCGCGACATCGCGTCGAAGCTCGCCGGCGGGGCGTCGACGCTCCGGGTCGGCTTCCTGGAGGGAGCGACCTACCCGGCGCGGCCCAAGGCGGCGCTCCGGAAGGCGTACGCGAAGAAAAAGACCGCGGGAGCCATCGAGGGCAGCCCCGGGACGATCAACGTCGCCAGCGTCGCGTTCTTCCAGGAGTTCGGCACCGGGACGATCCCGCCGCGGCCGTTCTTCCGGACCATGATCCGCGAGAAGAACGCGGAGTGGGGTCCGGCGTTCGCGACCCAGCTTCGGCTCACCGACTACGACGTACCGCGTTCGATGGAGATCCTCGGCGCGGGAATCGCGGGCCAGCTCCGCGAGAGCATCATCGAGACCAACTCGCCGCCCTTGGCGGCGTCGACCGTAGCGCGTAAAGGATTCAGCAAGCCGCTGATCGACACCTCGCACATGATCAACTCGATCGACCACGCGGTCGTCGAACGATAGGAGCCGAAACGATGGTCACGAAGAACACTCTCTGGGAGACCGCGAAGGGCGAGCTGCAGTCGGACAAGTTCGACACGCTCGGAACCAAGTCGGGCGGCACCATCGGCTTCTCCGGCAACACGCCGATCCCGCCGCCCGCGGCGCAGACCCCGGTCACGCTGACCCCGCCGACCAGGGTGACGGTGACCAGCGCCTACGGCTTCCAGACCGGCGCGCAGTTCAACGCCCTGCTCAGCACGGTCAACGCCATCGTCTCGCTGCTCACGACCCGGGGCGACTGGAAGTGAGATGCGCTGGATCGCGTCGTTTCCCTGCTGGGGGGAGGAGTACGCGCGCCGCGCGGTCCGCGGCCCGCTCCGCAGCGTGGTCGAATCGATGCGCCGCGCCGGGATCGCCTCCGACGGCCTGGTCCTGATCAACACCGACGACTGGCGGCACTTCCGGGAGTTCGAGCGCGGCTGCCCCTACGAGGTCCAGTTCTGGCGCGTCCCGGCCGAGATCAAGCGCGGCAGCGACGAGCAGTACAACATCTTCGGCAACTGCCACCGCCACGCGATCGACGCGGCGCGGCCGGGCGACCGCGTCGCCTTCATGTGCGGCGACATGACGGTCTCGCTCGACGCCTTCGCGGCGGCCAAGAGGATCTTCGCCTCCGGCGAGAAGAAGCTGATCGTCGCGGCGGCGAGCGGGGTCAGCGCCGACGCGCCGCTGCGGGACTCGGCCGGGCTGCTGACCTGGTCGATGGCGAACCTGGCGCCGATGTGCCGCGACCTGTTCTGGGGCACGGGCAAGGGGCTGTTCCCGTGGTGCGTCTACTTCCAGCACCGGGGCGGGATCGACTTCCGCGGCTTCCACCTCCACCCGGCGTTCTGCGTCAAGCGCGAGGGCCTGACGTTCCGCGGCTCGACGGTCGACTACGACATCTCCTCGCAGTTCGAGGAGGCGGAGATCCACGTCGCGCGGGATCCGCGCGAGATGGCGATGGTCGCGCGCGCGGTGCCGGGGACGCGGGACAGCGGACACATCCGGATCGGCACGCTCGCGCTCGTGACCTGGGCGGTCTCGATGGGGCGGTTCGCGCTGCCGCGGCACTTCTGGCAGTTCGCCCAGCAGATCACGCTCGTCGGCGAGCCCGACCCGGACAACCAGCGGCTCGCGGACCGGACGCTGCGCTGGATCGACCGCGCGAGGCGCGGCGCCGAGCGGCGGCAGGCGCTCGAGTTCTACCGGGCGGCGAGGAGGGCGGCGTGAACCTCCACGGCGTCGTCCAGGGCAACATCACCGCGGTCAACCCGACGGTCCCGGTCGGCCTGCGCGTCAGCACCGGGCAGGAGGCGACCTCGCCGGACGGCAAGCGCGTCCCGCTGTTCGCGACGCCGGGCGAGTTCACCGGCACGATCGCGGGCGGGATCCTGACGGTCACGGCGGTCGGCGCGGGCAGGCTGCTGCGCGGCCAGGCGCTCGCCGGCGAGACGGTCGCGGCGGGGACGACGATCCTCGGGCAGATCTCCGGCAACGCCGGCGGCGTCGGGGTTTACTCGGTGAGCGGCAGCCAGGTCGTCGCCGAGGAGCTGATGACGACCTCGCTCGCGGTGCCGGCGCAGATCCAGGCGCTGACGTTCCGCGACATCACGCAGATCGAGAGCCTCAACCTCCAGGGCACGCGGCGGGCGATCTACTTCTACGGCGCGGTCGACGGGCTGGTGCGCCCGGGCGGCAAGGGCGGCGACCTCGCGACGTTCCCCGACGGGAGCGTGTGGCTGGTCGCGATCGTGCTAGAAAGCTGGCCGGACTGGTGCAAGGTCGCGGCGACGCTGCAGAACAACGGATGAGGGCAACCATGCCGAAGCTGGCACAGTTCACGGTCTCCTTCTTCACCTTCGCGATCCTGGCGCTGCTCGTCGCCTTCCTCGCGCTCGCGTCCCCGACGCGGGCCGGCGACGCGGTGGTCCGCGGCGAGCCGGTCGTGCCGCTCGGCAACTGCCAGCTTTCGGCGACGCAGCTCTCGGCCTCGGTCGGGCTCTCCGTTTGCACGCGCTCGGCGTTCACCGGCACCGGCTCGGGCACCAACCTGACGACGACGTCGGTGACCGGCGTGATCCTCAAGGGAGACACCGTTTCGGGGACCGGAGTTCCTGCCGGCACCACGATCGTGTCGCAGACCTCGGGGACCGCCGGCGGCGCCGGCGTCTACGTGACGAGCGCCGCGACGACCTCGTCCGGCGCGAGCCTGACCTCGGGCGGCATCCCGCCCGGCGCGACGATGGCGTACCTCCAGGGCGAGGTCGCCGACGTCCGCTGGCGCGACGACGGCGGCGCCCCGACGACGGCGATCGGCAACCTGATCCACGGCGGCACGATCGGGACCAACTTCCCGGGCCTGTTCTACCGCGGCACGCTCTCGCAGATCCGCTTCATCGGGGCGAGCGGGAGCCCGCTGCTCAACGTCGCCTTCTACCGATGATCCAGATCAGCCCGACCGACGGCGACGTCTTCACGGCGCTCCGCGGCTTCCTCGTCGCGGCGCTCCCCGACGGCGTCGACGTCGTCCAGGGCCAGCAGAACCGCGTCCCGGAACCGCAGGCGGGCAGCTTCGTCGTGATGTGGCCGCTCAGCCGGCCGCGGCTCGCGACCAACGCCGACGCCTTCCAGGACAACCTGTTCACCGCCTCGATCGCGGCGGGCGTCATGACCGTGACCTCGGTCGAGCAGGGCGCGGTGCTCGCGGCGAGCTCGCCGCTGTTCGGCGTCGGCCTCGACCCGGCGAGCAAGGTGATCTCGCAGACGACCGGGTCGCCGGGCGCCGCCGGGACCTACGCCGTCTCGCCGCCGCAGAACGTCGCCTCGCGGCCGATGGCGACCGGCCAGGTGCTGGCGACCCAGGAGACGGAGATCGTGATGCAGGTCGACGTCCACGCCGACGACCTCGCGACCGCGGGCAACCTCGCGGCGACCATCGCGACGCTGTTCCGCGACCCGTACGCCTCGGACTTCTTCGCCGCCAACGCGACCGCCGTCGCGCCGCTCTACGCCGACGACCCGCGCCAGAGCCCGTTCCTCGACGCGGAGCAGCAGTACGAGTCGCGCTGGACGGTCGACCTTCACCTGCAGGCGAACCAGACCGTCACCGGCGTTCCGGTCCAGTTCGCGGGCGCGCTGTCGGTCGAGCTCGTCTCGGTCGACGCCGCTTTTCCGCCGGCGTGACCTTCTCGCCGGAATCGTGTTAGGAACCGAAACGACGCTACGGAGGGGTTAGAGATGTCCACGATTCCCGCCTCGGAACTCGTACAAGTCACGCCCAGCGTCATCGGGGCCGGCGGCACCGCGGTCGACGTCATCGGCCTGCTCCTGACCTCCAGCACGCGGCCGCCGGTCGGCTCGATCCTGACGTTCTCCTCCGCCGCCGACGTCTCGACCTACTTCGGGGCCGCCTCGCTCGAGGCCGCGCTCGGCGCGGTCTACTTCGCGGGCTTCAACGGCAAGAACAAGATCCCGGCCTCGATCCTGTTCGCGCAGTACAACGCCGCCGCCGTGTCGGCCTACCTCCGCGGCGCGGCCTACGGCCTTACGCTCGTCCAGCTCCAGGCGGTCAGCGGCACGCTCGCCGTCGTCGTCGACGGCTTCTCCTTCAGCGCCGGCGCGCTCAACCTCTCGGCGGCGACGAGCCCGTCGTCGGCCGCGGCCATCATCCAGACCGCGCTCAACGGCGGCGCTCCCGCGGGGGCGTCGTTCACCGGCGTGATCTCGACGACCACGCTGACGACCTCCGCCGTGACCGGCACCATCGCGGCCGGCCAGACCGTCGCGGGCGTCGGCGTCGCGGCGGGGACGGTGATCCAGTCGCAGATCGGCGGCACGCCGGGCGGCGCGGGCACCTACGCCGTCAACAACTCGCAGAGCGTCGGCAGCGAGGCGATGACCTCGGCGGCGACGCCGGTCGTCGTGAGCTACGACTCGGTCTCCGCGGCGTTCGTCGTCACCTCGGGGATCACCGGGGCGGTCTCGACCATCGCGTTCGCGACCGGGACGACCGCGGCGACGCTCAAGCTGACCTCGGCGACCGGGGCCGTGACCTCGCAGGGCGCGGCGGCGGCGACGCCGGCGGCGTTCATGAACGCGATCATCGCGCAGACGACGAACTTCGTGACGTTCATGACGACGTTCGACCCTGACCCGAGCGGCAACACCAACAAGCAGGCGTTCGCCGCCTGGAAGAACACCGCGCTCGGCGGCAACCGCTTCGCCTACGTCTGCTGGGACCTCGACGCCTCGCCGACGACCTCGGTGCCCGCGGCGGCGAGCCTCGGCCAGATCCTCCTGGCGAACTCCGACTCGGGGACCTGCCTGCTCGACGGCGACGCGGCCTCGGGCTGGAACGCGACGGCGGGGGCGACGCTCGCGGCGTTCGTCTGCGGCGCGGCCGGCTCGATCGACTTCGAGCAGAACAACGGGCGCATCACGTTCGCCTACAAGGCGCAGGACGGACTCGCCGCGACGGTGACGACGCAGACCGTCGCCGACAACCTCGGCGGCAACCCGCAGACCTCGAGCCGCGGCAACGGCTACAACTTCTACGGCGTGTACGCGACGGCGTTGATCTGGCTCCAGCGCGGCTTCGTCACCGGCGCCTACCTCTGGCTGGACAGCTACATCAACCAGGTCTGGCTCAACAGCTCGTTCAAGGCGGCGATGCTGAACCTGCTGCAGAACTCCAAGTCGGTGCCCTACAGCACGGCGGGCTACGCGCTGATCGAGAACTCGCTCGCGGCGACGATCCAGGCGGGCCTCAACTTCGGCGCGTTCGGGCCGGGCTCGATCTCGGCGACGCAGATCGCGGAGGTCAACGCGCAGGCCGGGAGCGACGTCTCGGGCCCGCTGCAGACCCAAGGCTGGTATCTCCAGGTGCTCGACGCGAGCTCCAGCGCGCGCGCGGCGCGGACCACGCCGCCGGCGACGTTCTGGTACCTCGACCGCGGCTCGGTGCAGTCGATCAACCTCGCCAGCGTGGCGGTCCAATAGGGGAGCAACATGGCCTCGATCACTTCCGCCAACGCCGTCGTAACGCTGTCGGTGCCGCCGCTGTTCGTCGTGCCGCAGCAGCTCCAGGGCTTCGCGGCCGACGACGTCTTCGACGTCCCGGAGATCAAGTCGGTCGAGACCCTGATGGGCGTCGACGGCAAGCTCTCGGGCGGCTTCGTCTACGTCGCGATCCCGCAGCAGATCACGCTGCAGGCCGACTCGCTGTCGAACGACTTCTTCGACACGTGGTGGACGCAGATGCAGGCGGCGAAGGACGTCTACGTCGCGCTCGGCATGGTGACGCTGCGCTCGATCGGGACCAAGTTCGTGATGACCAACGGCTTCCTCACCGGCTACAAGCCGACGCCCGGCGCGAAGAAGATCCTGCAGCCGCGGCGCTTCGAGATCACATGGGAATCGATCGTCCCCTCGCCGACGTGAATTGCCGTTGGTGCGGGCTGACCCACGGGCCGCGCTGCCCGATGGTGAAGGCGCTCGACTTCGCGGACGACGGCGCGACCGTGCTGCGGGTCGAGTTCTTCTCGCCGCGCGACTTCAACGCGGAGCCGATCGCGCCGCCGGAGTATCCGAAGAAAACCGCGGGGTGAGGCATGCGAAGGTCCGAGGTCGTCAAGGTGCCCGCGGAGTGGGGCAGGCGCGACGCCGGCAAGATGTTCATGATCACCGAGAAGCCGGCGACCGCCGCGGAGAAGTGGGCGTGGCGGCTCTTCATCGCGGTCAAGGGCACGACCGCGCAGATCCCGCCGGAGCTGGAGCAGCTCGGCATGGTCGGCGTCGCGATCCGCGGCATCAACTCGTTCCTCGCCGCCGACGTCGACTTCGCCAAGATCGAGCCGCTGCTCGACGAGATGATGGAGTGCGTGAAGGTCGTGCGCGACCCGGCGCACCCGGAGCTCGCGACCGACCTCACGAGGCTGGACGACGTCGAGGAGGCGCAGACCGTGACCTGGCTCCGCAACGAGGTCTTGAGGGTCCACACAAATTTTTCCTTCGCCGAGCAACTGTCCCGGTTGATCTCGGCGATCACGACGACGGGAAGCTCCTCGGCTACGTGAACGTGCCGCCGAGCGTCGGCGCCGCGATCTCGGCCGACAAGTCGCTGGCGCTGCCGCTGTCCCAGGCGATGGGGCTGGAGGACCTGTACGACGTGCTGGAGGTGCTCCAGGTCGACGCGCACAACAGGCGCGTGATCGCGCGCCGCGAGGAGGAGTAGGATGACGACGGTCGTCGACACCTTGGTCCTGGAGCTCGGCCTCGACCCCTCGAAGTTCACCGAGGGGCAGCGCGAGGCGCTCGCCGCCTTCAAGAAGACCCAGGAGGAGGTCGAGAAGGGCGGCAAGAACGTCGACGCGCAGAGCTCGAAGATCGAGAACTTCTTCGGCACGCTGAAGCGCCAGGCGCTCGGGCTCACCGCGGCGTTCATGGGCGGCCGCGGGATCCAGCAGTTCGCGGAGTACGTGACGCACATCGACGCCAACGTCGGGCGGCTCGCGTACACGACGCAGCAGTCGACCCGGGAGATCTCGGCCTGGCAGGGCGTGGCGCGGCAGTTCGGCGGCACCGCCGAGACCGTCTCCGGCTCGATGCAGGGCCTGACCGACCAGGTCAGCCAATTCCTTTTGACCGGGCAGACCGGCGGCTTCCTCCAGGTCTTCAACGCGCTCGGCGTCAGCCTCTACGACTCGAACCGGCAACTGAAGACCGCGGGGCAACTGTTCCTCGACCTCAACGACGCGATCCAAGGCATGAACCCGAGTCGGGCGCGGTCGCTGCTGCTCGCGGCCGGCGCAGACCCGGCGACCGTCAACATGCTGCTGACCAACTCCAAGACGCTGAAGGACATGCTGGAGACGCAGCGCCAGATCGGCGGAACCACCGACCAGTCGGCGGAGGCGGCGGGCAAGCTGCAGGCGGCGTGGCAGCGCATCTACACGCGCGTCGAGGAGTTCGGCCGCAAGTTCCTGCCGATGATGCTGGTGTTCTCCGGCCTGGCCGAGTTCGCGATGGACTGGCTCGCCAACAAGATAAGCGGGCGGCCGATGACGCCGCCGCCGAGCGGGGCCGGCGTCCCCGGCGGCGTGTCCAGCAGCGGCGCCATGAACAACGCCCAGATCGAGGCCGCCATCCGGTCCGAGGCGCGCGCGCGCGGAATCGATCCCGACATCGCCGTGAGGGTTTGGCAGTCGGAGGGCAAGGGCGGCTACGTCGGCGACCGCGGCTCGTCGTTCGGCCCGTTCCAGCTCCACTACGGCGGCGTCGCCTCCGGCGGCATGGCGGCGAAAGGGCTCGGCGACAAGTTCACGGCGACGACCGGGCTCGACGCCCGCGACCCCTCGACGACGCTGGCGCAGATCCGCTTCTCGCTCGACGAGGCGGCCCGCGGCGGCTGGGGGCCGTGGCACGGCTGGACCGGCCTGCCGCGCGCCGGGCTCGCCGGGGCGCACCCGATGGGCGGCGACACCAACACGAGCCACAGCACGACCAACGTCAACATCGGCAAGGTCGAGGTCGTCACGCAGGCGACCGACGGCGACCGCGCCGCGCGCGACTTCGCCTCGACCCTGGAGCGGATGAAGTTCGGGGCGTCGGCGAACTATGGGCAGCGATGACATGGACGCGATTCTCTTGCTAATGATCTGCGGGACCGTCGCGATCATCGTGTTCTGCCTGGTCGCGCTCCTCTCGGGGTGGTGAGATGCCGAACGTGCCGAACGTGCCGGGGGTGCCGACGCTGACCTCGTACTCGGCGGCGCCGATCCTCCTGGCGCTGAGCGACGCGGCGTTCGTCGCGCTGTCGTTCCTCGCGCCGCGCTGGGGCATCTTCCTCGACGGCGTCCCGGCGCTGCCGATGGCGAAGTCGGTCGCGAGCTTCGAGTACAAGCAGGACTGGACGATCTCGGACTACCCGGTCGAGGAGGGCGGCTTCCAGAGCTACGACAAGGTGCAGCTCCCGTTCGAGTGCCGGGTCCGGATCACGTCGAGCGGGTCGAGCGGCGACCGCGCCGCGCTGCTCGCCGCCCTCGACCAGATCGCGAACTCGCTCGACCTCTACGACGTCGTCACGCCGGAGCGGGTCTACACCTCGGTCAACGTCCACCACATGGACTACCGGCGAACCGCGACGAACGGCGTCGGCCTCCTGGTGGTCGACCTCTGGCTCGTCGAGGTCCGCGTCACGGCGACGGCGACCTTCACCAACACGCAGCAGCCCGGCGACTCGGGCCAGCAGGGCGTCGGCAACGTCCAGCCGCAGGCGCCGTCTGGCGGCTTCGACGAGGCCGGGTTCGTCGGCGGGGTGCAGTGATGCAGATCGTCCCGCTCCAGCCGATCGCGAACCAGAGCGTGCAGGTCCAGCTCGGCGACCAGGCCTGCACGCTCGGGATCCAGCAGCTCGCCTACGGGCTGTTCATGACCGTCACGGTCGGCGGCGCGCTGATCATCGCCGGCGTGATCTGCGAGAACCGCAACCGGATCGTCCGCTCGGCCTACCTCGGATTCTCCGGCGACCTCGCGTTCGAGGACACGCAGGGCGCCGCCGACCCGGTCTACACGGGCCTCGGGACGCGCTTCCTGCTGGCGTGGCTCGAGCCCGCCGACCTCGCGGGGTGACATGGTCACCAAGATCACCGTCAACCCGCTGCCGAAGAACGCGCTGCCCACGACGCCGGCGCCGCAGGCGTCGTTCGTCCGCCGGCTCCTGGAGGTTTCGGTCAAGCTCGGCGGCGGCGGGAAGACCAACACGCCGTCGACGTTCTCGGAGAGCGGCACCGACACGGTGACGCTGTCGGGGCTGCGGACCTCGGCGCGGATCCAGAACTCGGGGGCGCCGTCGGGGGCGAGCGCGACGATCCAGGTCTGGGGCATGAGCCCGAGCCTGATGAACCAGCTCGCGACGCTCGGGATGGTCTACAACATCGTCGAGAAGAACGAGCTGACGCTGCTCGCCGGCGACGCGACCGCGGGCATGAGCCCGGTGTTCTCCGGGACGGTGGTCGCGGCCTACACGCAGTTCGACCAGGCCCCGGACGTCGCCTGCCGGTTCGACTGCAACTCCGGGCTCGGCGCCTCGACCGCGCCGGCCGCGGCGACGAGCTACGCCGGCTCGACCGACGTCGCGACCATCATGTCGAGCTTCGCGAAGCAGATGAACGTCGGGTTCGAGAACAACGGCGTCAACGTCAAGCTGTCGGCCCCCTACTTCTGGGGCAACGTCCGCGAGCAGGTCCGCGACGCCGCCGAGGCCGCCAACGTCAACGCCGAGGTGATCGAAGGCAAGCTCTGCATCTGGCCGAAGGGCGGCAACCGCAACACGACGACGGTGCCGGAGATCGGCGCGGCGACCGGGATGATCGGCTACCCGGCCTACACGCAGAACGGCATGATCGTGAAGACGATCTTCTCCCCGAAGATCTCGTTCGGCGGGCTCGTCCACGTCACCTCGACGCTGTTCTCGGCGGCGGCGCAGTCGAAGTCGGCGAACGCCTCCCAGGTGCTGCCGCAGGACGGCAACTGGGCGATCTACAAGATCGACCACGCGCTCGACGCCTTCATGCCGGGCGGCCAGTGGATGAGCACGGTCTACGGCTACAACCCGAAGTACCCGAGGCCGACGGTGCCCGGCCCGGTGCTGTCGTGAGCAACGACGCCTTCGGCTACGGCCAGCAGGGTCCGGGCGACGCCGCGGACGACTTCAACATCACCACGTTCCTCGTCCGGCAGATGATGCTGCGGATGCGGACGATGGTCCCGGTCGTGGTCAAGGCCGTGACCGGGGGAGGAGCGGCGGCGGCCCCGCCGACGGTCGACGTCCAGCCGCTGGTCAACCAGGTCGACGGCAACGGCAACCCGCAGCCGCACGGCACGGTCCACGGGATCCCGGTGCTCCGGATCCAGGGCGGCGACTCGGCGATCGTGATCGACCCGAAGGTCGACGACGTCGGCTACGTCGCGGTGTCGGACCGCGACATGTCCACGATCAAGAAGACCAAGAAGCCGTCGAACCCCGGCTCGTGGCGGAGCTACGACCTCGCCGACGGCGTCTACGTCGGCGGCCTGTTCGGGGCGGCGCCGACGCAGTACGCGCTGTTCGACGACAGCGGCATGAAGTTCCTGGACCGCAACGGCAACACGATCCTCGGGTCGTCGTCCGGGCTGGACGTCACGCCGAAGACGGGCCAGCCCGTGACGATCCACGGCGACGAGGTGGTCACCGGCAACCTGACCGTCGACGGCACCGGGCACATCGTCGGCAACGTGACGCTAGACGGCGCGCTCGGCGTGACCGGGAAGGCCACGGTCGGCTCGTTCGAGATCGGCACCGGAGCGACGATCACGCGCATCCTGACCGGGACCAAGACTACCAACTTCGGCGGCGCCATCACCACCGGGACCATCACGACCACGACTCTGACGGTGACCGGGGCCAGGGCCGGCGACTACGTCGCGGTCGGCCTCAACGGAGGTCCCGGCAACGGGCTCATGACGCTTTACGCCTGGGTGTCATCGAACGACACGGTCACGCTCGGGCTCGGCAACCCATACTTCGGGGCGTCATCGCTCCCGGTCAGCACCTCAACGTACAATGTGATAGTCATCGGGACGACGTGAGGGTGTGATGGCAGAAACGATTCTCCTCGACACCGTGACATGGGACCTGGTCCTCGACGCGAACGGCAACATCGCGCACGCGAAGGAGCCGTACTCGCTGGCGCAGGACGCCGCCTCGGCGATCAAGACGTTCGCCGGCGAGTGCTACTGGGACACGACGGTCGGCGTCCCCTACATGACGCAGATCCTCGCGCAGTCGAACCCGCTGGCGCTGATCAAGCAGCTCTTCGAGGACGCGGCGCTGACGGTCCCGGGGGTCGGCGCGGCGACGTGCTTCATCGAATCGGTCAACGACCGCGGCATCTCCGGGCAGATCCAGGTCCGGGCGGTGGCGAACATGCAAACCTCGACCGCGCAGTTCCAGACCATCAACCCGCAGACGGGAGCCTGAGATGGCGAACATTCCCGGCACCAACGTCCCGGCCGTCACGTGGGGAACGAACGGCTTCCAGATGCCGCCCGGGCCGGACGTCCTCGCCGGCGTCCAGGCCGACATCAGCGCGGCGTTCGGCGCGACGCTGAACTACTCGCTCAACACGCCGCAGGGCCAGATCGCATCGAGCGAGGCGGCGCTGATCAACAACTTCAACTCGACCTTCGTCTACTACACGAACCAGGTCGACCCGGCCTACGCCAGCGGGCGGATGCAGGACGCCATCGGCCGCATCTACTTCCTGGAGCGGCTCGGCGCGACCTCGACCGCGCTGCAGGTCGCCTGCGTCGGAACGGTCGGCCTCGCGATCCCCGGCGGCGCGACGGTCCAGGACGCCTCCGGCAACGTCTACGCGGCGACCGTCGGCGGGACGATCCCGGCGGCCGGCACGGTCACGCTGCAGTTCAACAACCTCGTCGCCGGGCCGACCTCGGTGCCCGGCACGGTCTCGATCTACCAGACGATCCCCGGGTGGGACACGGCGACCGTGGTCTCCGGAACGATCGGCAGCGACGCCGAGAGCCGGTCGTCGTTCGAGGAGCGCCGCCAGCAGTCGGTGGCGCAGAACTCGGTCGGGATGCTGTCGTCGATCCTCGGCTCGGTGCTCAACGTCGCCGGCGTCACCGACGCCTACGCGATCGAGAACGTCAGCGGCTCGCCGGTCACGATCTTCGGGCAGACCCTCGTCGCGCACTCGATCTACGTCGCGGCGCTCGGCGGCACCGACCTCGACGTCGCGACGGCGATCTGGCGAAAGAAGGCGCCGGGCTGCGACTACAACGGCAACACGACGGTGGTCGTGACCGACAGCAACTCCGGCTACAACCCGCCGCTGCCGACCTACTCGGTGAAGTTCACGCGGCCGCCGCAGCTCCGGGTGCTGTTCGCGGTGAACATCCTCAACAGCTCGCTGGTGCCGGCCGACGCGGTGACGCAGATCCAGAACGCGATCTCGTCCGCCTTCGTCGGCGGCGACGGCGGCCAGCGGGCGCGGATCGGGTCGAAGATCCTGGCGAGCCGGTTCTACGCGCCGGTCATCGCGCTCGGCTCCTGGGCGGAGATCATCTCGATCCTGCTCGGCTCGGCCAACACCGCGGCGGCCTCGTTCACGGGCGCGATCGCCGGGACGACGCTCACGGTCAGCGGCGTGACCGGGGTCGTGGCGATCGGGCAGACCGTGATCGACGCGACCGGCAACGTGCTGCCGGGGACGGTGATCCTGAGCGGCTCCGGCACGACCTGGACGGTCAGCATCTCGCAGACCGTCGGCTCCGAGGCGATGCAGGGCGCGGTCGCGACCGCGACCTCGGTGCAGGTCCAGATCAACCAGGCGCCGGTCGTCGACGCCGTCGACATCCAGGTGACGCTGACGTGAGCGGCCCCCCGTACCCGCACCCGAGCCCGGCGCCGGGCAGCAACGCGATCGGCTCGTTCGTCATCGGCGTCTCGCCGATCGGGACGATCAACCCGTTCGACGTCTGGACGACGGTCATCAGCCAGTACGCCAACTCGCCGATCCTGGATCAGCTCGTCGTCAACCTCGCGGCGTACTTCGACCAGACCAAGAACTTCGACGACTTCTATGACAACATCTGGAACATCGACACGGCGGTCGGCCACGGCCTCGACGTGCTCGGGCGCATCCTCGGCGTGAGCCGGACGCTGACCGTCGTCTCGACGCCGTTCTTCGGCTTCGAGCAGCAGGTCCCGACGGTCGACACGTGGGGGCCGCAGGGCCTCGGCACGTTCTTCTCGGGGACGTCGGCGACCTCGAACTTCAACCTGACCGACCAGGCGTACCGGACGCTGCTGTTCGCGAAGGCGTTCGCCAACGTCATCGACGGCTCGATCCCGTCGATCAACCAGCTCCTGCTGAACCTGTTTCCGAACCGGGGAAACGCTTACGTGATAGACAGCGGGGGGATGGCGCTGATCTATCGATTCGTGTTCATCCTGTCGCCGGTCGAGGCCGCGATCATCACGCAGAGCGGGGTGATCCCGAAGCCGGTCGGCGTGTTCTCGACCGTCGTGCAGTCGTGAGGGGAAAGCGATGAAGGCGTCGGACATCCCGTCGAAATTCCAGGTCCCGTTCGGCAACAGCGCGCTCGGCGCGGACATCCGCGCGATCCCGCTGACCACGGCGGACCCGAACGCGGCGTCGCTGCAGGCGGGCTTCCCGCCGCCGACGTTCACGCCGGTCGGCGCCGGAGGGGCCGCGCCCGACGGCCGCGACTTCAACGGCCTGTTCAACCAGTCGACCGCCTGGGACCGCTGGTTTTCGGCCGGCGGCCCGGTCGCGTGGGACTCAGGCTTCTCGGCCGCGATCGGCGGCTACCCGCTCGGCGCGATCGTGCGCTCGCTGACGATCCCGGCGAGCTCGTGGATCTCGACCGCCGACGACAACGTGACCAACCCCGACGCCGGCGGCGCGGGCTGGAGCGCCTACGGCCCCTCGACGGGGGACGTGAGGCTGACGCTGAAGGCCGCCGCCGACTACGGCTGGCTGATGCTCAACGACGGCACGGTCGGCAACGCCGGGAGCGGGGCGGGCTACGCCAACGCCAACGCGTCGGCGCTGTTCAACCTGCTGTGGGGGCTCAACGCGACCTACGTCCTGATCTTCACCAGCGGCGGCGGGGCCTCGACCCGCGGCGGCTCCGCGGCGGCGGACTTCTCGGCCCTGAAGCGGATCTCCCTGCCGATCCAGCTCGGGCGGGCGTTCGCCGCCGCCGGGGCCGGCTCCGGGCTGACCAGCCGCGTCGCGGCGCAGTTCCTCGGCGAGGAGGCGCACCAACTGACCATCCCCGAGCTCGCCGCGCACACCCACCCGTCGCTCGCCATCATCACCCTGAACTTCGGCACCCCGAGCACGCCGGTCAACCTCGCGACCACGGGCACCACCGGCTCGACCGGCAACGACCAGCCGCACAACAACATGCAGCCGTCGACGTTCTGGAACGCGATGATCAAACTGTGAGGACGACCATGAAGCGGATCCTCCTGGCGCTCGCGACCCTCCTGTGGGCGGGGCTTCCCGCCGCCGCGCAGGTCACGTGCCCGACCTTCACCTTCGGCCTCGTCCTGACGGCGGGCCAGTGGCAGGCGTGCTTCGACGCCAAGCAGAACGCACTCGGCTACACGCCGGTCAACAAGGCCGGCGACGTCATGGTCGGCCGCCTGGTGACGACGGCCTCGACGACGCTCGCGGCGGGCTTCAACATCCCGCACGGCGCGGCGCCGTCCGCGCCGGTCAACGGCGACCTCTGGACGACGACGACCGGGCTCTACGTCCAGATCAACGGCGTGACGGTCGGCCCGCTCTCCACCACCGCCGCGCCGACGTTCACGCCGACGGTCACGATCAGCGGGGCGCTCGCCGACCAGCAGAGCGCGCTGGTGATCACGTCGACGTTGCCGGCGGTTCCGACCAACCAGCAGAACGGCGTCAACTTCACCATCACGAGCGCCGGAACGGCGGCGCAGACCCAACGCGGAATGCTCATAACGCTGGCCGCCGGCTACACCGGATCGACCAACTCGCAGGGGCTCGGCGTTTTGAACTCCGTGGCCGGAACGGCTTCGACGCTGATCCCCGCCGCCGGGAGCGTCAACGCGCTCGGCAACATGGGCATAGTCGGCAACACCGGCAGCACGACGACCGGCCTCAACGTCGGCGTCGACGGCATCGCGAGCGGCGGCAACATCAACGTCGGCCTGCTCGGCCTCGCTCAAAACGCCAAGAACTCCGCGACCAACATCGGCGTGGTAGGCAGCGCGATCAACACCGGCTCGAGCCCGGTCATGGTCGGCGGCTGGTTCTCGCTGAACCAGACCACCGTGCCGACCGTGTCGGCCGGCCTGATCGCGGACAACGGGGCGCAGGCGCTTCCGGTCGCGCTGTTCCAGGTCAACGGGGTAACCAAAACACAAATCACGTCGGCAGGCGTGGTGGACATCACAGGGCCGGCAGGCAGCGGCGTGGCGGCGTTGATCGTCCGGCCTGACAACGCGACCGGCATCAACTTTGTGGTCCAGAGAAGCGCTGGCGGCGGAGGCACGGTGACCTTCGGCACGAGCAGCAACCACAACCTCACGTTCATGACGAACGCGACCGAATGGATGAGCCTGAGCGCCACCGGCACGTTCCTGATCGGCACGTCCACGTCGCGCTACACGCAGTTCACGCAGAGCGCGGGCGCGGTCACCGCGTCGCAGTTTCGATACGACGACAGCGCGCTGCACATCATGCAGCAGATACAGAACAACGGCGTCTTGGCCGCGGGACAGGGCGCGACCATCAACTTCGAGTACGGGACGGGCGGCGTGGCCACGGGCACCGCCGGGCGCCTCTACTTCCCGTCCACCGACACCTGGGCCGCCGCCGGAAACCGATCCGCGCAGTTCCAGGTCGACGTGATCCAGGCCAACACCCTCACCCCGGCCCTGCAGCTCACCAGCACGGCGTTCAACACCAACGGCTACGCCCGCTTCGGCAGCTTGTCGGCCCCGACTAACACCACGGCCGGGGACGTGACGGGAATCCGGTTTTTCGGAACGTCGGTCAACTTGGTCACCATCACCCAGCCGGCCGCCGGCTCGACCCTGACGATCCTCAACGGCAAGACGTTCACGGTCAACAAGTCGATCACCCTCGACGGCACCGACTCGACGACGATGACGTTCCCGAGCGTCTCGGCGACGATCCCGCGGACCGTGGCGAGCGGCGCGAAGGCGCTCGCGACCGGCGCGATCTCGTCGGCGACCTGCACGTCGGCGCAGACCGCGAGCGCGACCGGAACGCTGACGAGCGACGCGATCGAAGCGACGTTCAGCGCCGACCCGACCGGGACGGTCGGCTACCAGGCGGCGACGACGGGCATGCTGACGATCATGGCCTACCCCACGGCTGACACGGTGAACTTCAAGGTCTGCAACAACACCGGCTCCTCGATCACGCCGGGGGCCGTGACGCTCAACTGGGCCGTGCTCCGATGACGAAACGCCTCGCCCTCGCCGCGGCTCTCGCGCTCCTGGCGGCCGCGCCGGCCGCGCCGCAGTCGGTGTCGTTTCCGGGGCCGGGCCTCGGGGCTCCGACCGCCTGCAACACCACGCTGGTGTTCCTCACGACCACCGGGGCGAACACCTGGCTCAACAACACCGGCTGCGCGACGTTCCAGATCGACTGCGTCGGCGGCGGCGCATCGGGGGCCGGCGGTCCCGCCGCCTCGAACGGTCGCCCCGGCGGCGGCGGCGGAGGCTGGACCAAGTCGACCGGCGTGACGGTACTCGGCGGCGCGACGGTCAACTACACCGTCGCCACGGGCGGCAGCGCCACGACCGGGACCACGGGCAACGTCGGCGGAGACACCTTCTTCAACGACACGGTGTTCCCGTCCGCCGGATCGAACAAATGCGGGGCCAAAGGCGGGGCGGCCAACAGCAGCGACACCGGAGGCCTCGGCGGCTCGGCGACCGCCGCGTACGGCGGCGCGGGCGGCGGCACCCTCAACCCCGGCGCGTCGTTCGCCAAAGCGGG